GATTAATTAAGCTTGGCTTGGGTTAGCAGAACCATCGCTGTCTTTTACAATATATCTTATAGTCAAGACACCAGCACCAGAGGTGGCGGTGACGTTAGCCTGTGTAAATGTAATGATTGCATCGCCTGTACCTACGTTGTTACACAGCACAGCGCCAGCAGCGTTGTTATTGCCAAGCAGCAAGTTAACAATACCTGTATTTGTGAATACGCTTCCGTTTGCGGCTGTGTTAATGGCTGTACCATTTACAAACAAAGCATATGTAGGAGTGGTGGTTGCATAAGCAACAGTGGTGTTAAACGCCGCAGAAAGAATCTGTGAGCCTGCTGGAATCGTAAAAGCAACCGTAGCCGCCGTAATGTCCGTGTACAAAATGGCTTTGGACTGAGAAACAACTGTCGCGCCCAGATTGCGAATGGTGCCAGCAGTAGTGCCAGTTGTGTTTTTAACAGTGCCCAACAACCAAGGGCCTAAATGCGTTGCGAATCCCATAAGAATATCTCCATGCGTTATGGCGTATCAATCTGCATGAGGTCAGCCGGACCTGTTTGATACACCGAAAGATTCCGGTTAGTTAAATATACACCAAAAGAAAAGGGAGCACAAGGCTCCCTTCTCAGTCTTTCTTAGGACGAACCGGGTGAACCGAACATTCCTAATGGGTCAGACCAGCCGAACGAATAACGCTCGCGTGCCTTGTAGCGCACGTTGCCAGTATCGAAGTCACCGTCCATGCTGTTTTGCAGCGGAGTACGGATAAAGTGCTTCAAGCCGTTAGGCACATCAGTAGTCAAATACCAACCGCTTGTATCGGTCAAATAGTTGTTAACTGTGTAGCCTTCAGGGATTGAACCATTGTTCTTCAATGCGTTGACATCGTTGTCAGTAGTGCCAACACGGAGGCTGGTTTCTAACAAACGAGTAGCAACGAACTGGAGTGCTGGTGGAATAATCAACTTCTTAGGCTTTGCAGCAATCAATAGACCACGCTCATCAGTCCAAGCTGCGATTTGAATAACGGCGGCTTCAAGGGAAGTCTCGTTCAAATCAGCCGCTGTAGCTGGGCGATTACTATTAACGCCACCACCAGTCAAAGGATGAGAAGTGCTGAACAAAGAAACGCCATCACCACCGACATAAGCCGAGGAGAAACCGTTGTTCAATACTGAGGCAGCTTTGATTTGCTTGGTGTAAGCCATAGCACGAGCCAAACCTTTGGTATAGCGGGCTGACAAAGAATCGTAGAGGTTATCTTCGATAGCTTCTTCAGTGATCGCAAAGCCCAAGGCGATGGTTTCGTGGTTGTAGCGAGTTGTAAATGCCTCTTGTGCATTGTCATAAGCGATGGCAGAACCCTCGTTTTTGACTGGTGCAGCAGAGAAGCCAGACAGTTTGGTCTCTTCTTCGAACGAACGCTCAGAAGTTTCTGTTTCGTAAATCTCTTTATGCTGTTCGCCGTAGCGTGCATACTCAAGACCGAACAAAGCATTAAGACCCGGAAGGAGTTCCTTCAGTAGTTGTGCGCGTGAAATAGCCATGATTTAGCTCCTTATGCACCAGTGGCAGAATAGTAACCATGTAAACCTTGGTTTAACTTAACCAAGACTTCAGGAAACTGGGTGAACACAATAGTGGATGAGCTAGGAATAGCTGTAACACTGCCGGGGACTGCAATCGCAGCGTTAATCGTAACTGACGTGTCAGCGGCTGCCGCAGCGGTAGTTACAAAAGAACCTGTTTGAATGATTTGCCCATTTGCTGCAACGTAGGCTACATCTGTTCCAACAGGGATTGCGATAGGCAAGCCAGAACCAGTTAAGGTAATAGTTGTAGAAGATGAAGAACCAGTAGCAGATGTAGTAATAGCAGACTCTTGTACCAAGCCAACCAAACGCAAAGGTAAGGTGGTTGTTACAGGGGTAGCTGAAGGAGCTAAAACTGCGTTAGCAGAATTACCAGTGGTTGTGCTACCCGTATTGTTAATAGCAGATAGGTTAGTACCAATCATAGCCATAGCAGCGGAAGCAACAGCAGTAGTAGCGGAACATACAACAGCCTTGAACACAGCATCAGGATCATCCAATACATAGGCTTGGCAGTCACCTGCGAGGGTACTTGCGGGCCAGTATTGAGCGAATTGCTTTTGCTTGTTTAGCGGGTTTGTATAAGTACACCCCAAGAAAATACCAACCGTTTGGTTTAAACCAGTGCCAGTAGAAACTGAGGCACGAGTTACATTACCACGCGATAGTACGACGAAATCACCGTAAAAGATGTTGGTCGCATAACCGTACTGGATAGGGTACATACGGGTAGAACCCGCAAATACTTGACCACCAATTAGGTTCTGCGGCAACAGCCCGTAAGGCGCGTTGACAGCGGGATAAGCCATTTAAGACTCCTTTAAAAAGTTAAGAACCAGAACCAAACGTCACTTTTGTCGATTTCTCAGAGAACTTCGACATCCGTGGATCGTTGTCTTTCATAAAATTGTTATCTACAGATTCCATTGTTGCTTTATTGATTCCCGCGAAGTGTGCATCGCGTTGTACCAAAAACTCCGACGGAATACTACAGAGAACCAAACCTCCCACCTCAATGTTGCCTTTAAAGCGACCTTCAGCAGAAGCGTGCATCATCATTTCAGGATAGTCTTCCGCTTTCACGGGTTCATACCCTTCTCTTAACTTACTAGAGACGTTTTGTACGTCAGATTGTCCTCCCATACTGGTTCTTACCCAGCGGTGAGAAATACCCGGACGCGGATTAGGTGACGGTAGGGTTTCGGGAGCCTGCCACGAAGTGGGACGTTGCATTTCTACACGCGTTACTGTTGTGTCTAACTCACGAGCCAAACGATTTTGTGCCTTATCGGCAGTTTTTACCTGTTCCATATTTAACCTCTTTTAAGTTTTGCAACCTGCTTCGCATATTCTTCTATTGGGACCCCAAGTCTACGAGCTACCTCGGCTTCGGATGCCTTTAGTTTTATACGATTAGGCGGAGTACTACGTGAGGCCGGAGCCACAACACTAGTAAATTTTTGTGCACGGCGTGGGGGTTCATCATCCTCATCAACCGGTTCTGATACTCTTTTCTTTGGAGGCGGTGTATCTTCCTCATAGCTCTCAGCATCTTCAAAATGCTCAGGAAATCTTTTGCGCATCGTTTTATCGATGGTTTTGAAGTACTCTTCAGTACCAACATAGTCCGCACCATACTCTTTAGCGAGTTTCTTGTCAAGCCCCATCGCTGACATAGTCATCTCTTCATCAACTCCCCACCAATCGCTGTTGGATTTAACCCACTTTTGAGTGCGGGGGCTGAGTGAAGGATTCTCTTGTTTAGCAGGTGTGTATTCCTTTTCTTCTACTTCAATTGGCCTCAACCCTTGGGCTTTATCCAACCTTAAAGTAGCGTGAGCAATTTCTGCTTGGGCATCAGCAATAGAGTCAACATCGCCAGCCTCATACGCCTCTTTGTACTTTTTCTTGGCATTTGCCAATTCCATGTCCGCAGAAGATTGAGATTGCTCAATGAATGCTTTACTACCAGTTGATAGTTGCTGTTGAAGACGTTTGTTTTCTTCAAACACTTGTTTTGCAAAGGTTTCTGCCGCTTCGCGTTCGCGAAAGGCTTCTTCTTTTGCTCGGCGCTCATCGTGGTAACCACGGGTGAACTTCTTGATACGCGCCTGAACCTTCTCGTCGTACGAAGATAACTCGTCCTCCGTTGGGTCTTCAACCGGCTCTTTCATCGGCTTGCGACGTCGGTCTTCCGGTGGGGTATCGTCTTCAATTTCTACTTCAAACTTATTGTCTTCAGCAGCAATATCATCCTTATCAGGATCGGGTAGTTCAAATACATCTTTCATAATTTACTCCTTATGCAGCGCGGGTAATTCCACGCGGATCTTCAACAACGGCCTCTACTGAGGTATCCGCAATTAAGCGAAACTCACGACCGTGAATCTTCAGGCGGGTGCCTGAATTAGGGCGGACGATAACAAAATCGCCAACTTTGCAGCTAGGTCCGTTCGGAAAACGGGTAGCGTCTTTATAGCAATCAGGCCCTACCTTTACTACAAACAGTACTGGGGTCAGCACTTCTTCGTAGTACATAGATTTACTGGACTTGACGATACCAACATCACTATCTGCATACTCCTCTATCGCTTCGGGAACGACAGTCAGCATGTAATAGGTAGATGGATCAGGCAACTGTTTTGCTTTCTCTTCGTCGGTTGCGTTAAGCACCTTGGAAAGGTCTACAGCGGAAACATCAAACTCACTCATCGGCATACTCCATTTTCTGCACAAGGTCTCTGACAAGTTGTTCTGCATGAGTCAGACCCCGGATGACCCCGCAGACATGCCGATACTCGGCAAAGTCTTTTGCACCTCCTCCAGCGAGGAAGGTAACTTGATCGCCACGGAGCTTGTCAATCTCCTTAGCTAAGTATTGAAACGCTTGATTACTCATCTATCCCCTTTCTTAGGAGACTGTTTCTGTGAGTTGCGCTGCGCCATCTGCACAGCCATCTGTGCTTTATGCTTAGCGGCATCTACACCTATACGCATACCATCGGTCTGCTGTTGCCTATCTAACTGGTCTCGTTTACCTGCTGCTGTAGCACTGACCTGCATTGCGGCAATCTCTTTCTGAGACTCAATACGCTGCCGCTCAATTTCTAATTGATCTGCTTTAGATGCGGCATCAATTTGCTGCTTCTGCTGTTTAAGCTGCAACTCACCTTGCTTAATCTGCAACTCTTGCATCTGCATCTGAACAACTGGGTCTTGCATCTGTTGTTGAGCCTGTTGTTGGGCGGCCTGTTGTTGATCACGTTGAAAAATTTGCTGTGATGCTTTGGCTGCCGCCACAGCAATCTGGTCTGCCATCTCTGGAGCCATGTGTTTGTTTTGCTCTTCTCCGGGAAGCGGAGCACCAATCATCTCTTCAATTTGACGGCGGTACTCTAGAGCTACGTGCTCGTTAATGTGCGCCATAGCTGCTGCCATGATTGCCTGAGCCTGCGGATTCATCTGCATTATTTGCTGAATCTTGGGGTTCTGTATTGCAGACATGTGAGTCTGTATGTGCGCTTGGTGATTTTGCTCAATAAACGCTTTAACAGGCTTACCAGTAAGCAAGTTCTGGTTCTCTTGTACTGGGTCTGTAGGTACTGCGTCTTCCTCGGTTTTAACGAGTTTTTCGCCATTTTTTACACCTAAAACTTCAATCATTTGGCGGTGTAGAAGTGCCATGTCATACAGTTGTGGTGCTGTCTGGGCAAGTTGTAAAACAGCCTGATATGTAACGATTTTTTGCGCCATTGTCGCGGCGTTTGGGTCGCTAACAGGAATCACATCTGTAGAGTCGTAGTCGGACTTCTTAGCCTTACGACCTGCGTCTTCTGGCTCGTAGTCATACTCTTCTGGTGTGTAATCTGCAATGATGATTTTGAGTAACTTAAACTCTTGTTTCATCGCGTAGTGCAATCGGGCTTGGACCGCCGTCATTACCTTCAGTGTGCGCTCCAACAGAGCGAGTGTTGTGCCTACTGGGGCATTTGCACTCATATCACTGACGTTCATGTCCCCACTAGATGCAAACGCGCGGCCCTCAGTCACGATCTGCTGGAACAACTGCATCAATACTTGGCTTGGCTCCTTGTACGGAAGCGGTAAGATGTTGTCACGGATACTGCCAGACGGAACGTCTACATCCCTGAATTCTCCAGGTTGAATCGGCGTGTCATCACCCTTAATGCGAAGTCCACGCGACTTAAGACCTCCGGGGAGATTTGACAAGGTCCCTGCATCGACAAGCTGTCGGATGAGCATGGTTGCTGATTTCGCGTAGCCTCCGATAAGGTGGATAAGACCATAACCATAGAAGCCAAAACCGGGGATGTATTGGTAGTGGACAAAGTGCTGTCGCTTTGTGTGGAGGACGTCGTCTTCATACCAATTTCTCCTGATAGCGAGGATAGTGCGTGATGTCTTCTCTATGGTAACAACATACGGCAGGGCGATACCTGTGGCACGCCCTTTTTTATCTTCATGTTCAAACCCTTTGAGGTCCAAGTTGACGTGCATCTCGAGGATACGGAAGCGATCATCCTGCGTCGCAGACATCCCTGTCTCTTCGGCTTTCTGCTTCTCAATATCGTCTAACTCATAGCCCGGCTCACCTAAATCAACGTCGGCGTAGAACCCAGCCTCTTGTAACTTAACAACTTCGTTCTCCGTCTTGCGCATTACGTGCGTAACCCGCTCAGCGTCCTCAACACTAGAAGCGCCATATGGAACTACGATATCTTCTGCTGGAATAAACACAGCAACTTGGCGACCCTTGTTTGGATCGAAGTAAACTTTTTTGAACGCGCTGCCTGCGAGTGGCAGTGACCACAACATCTTCTCATGCTCCGGACGGTACTCAGTCATCACATCTGTTAACTGATAGTTCATGTCCTCGCGCACGCGTGCGGCGGCTTCTTCTTTAAGTAAATTGATAGCGCCAACAATCTGCGTCTTCACAGGACCCATCGCTGGAAATGTTTCCATCATTGCTTCAGACTGAAATCTAACAACGCTTTCGGTCAACATGGGGTGAAACACACCACAAGCGCCCTGCCAAGGTTCGGTGCGCTCTTCGTAGTTCAGACCTAGTAGTTTTAAACCATCTACATACGTCTTGATCCAATCTTTGCGATCCATCGTGTCTTTATCAAAATCTTCTACTAACTCTTCCGCTAAGCCAGACAAATCCCCGTTGTCCATGTAATCAGCCAAGTTAGCGTCAAAAGTTTCTGCTGTTTCTTTCTCGGGCTTGAGTTGGATTTCTATATCGCCTAGCCCAATATTTACTTCATCTGGGTTCTCAATCTCGATCTCCAATTCAGGACCCATGTCTTCTGTAGGTAGCCCCATAGGTGCTTGGTATAAACCTCTGTCCATCATGCCTGTTGCCATATCGTGTCCTTATACTGTGTAGTACCGCTCAGAAGCGCGGCGACCTTTGAAATAAACTATGTCATCCGGCTCATCGCTCGGTAAACGTAAAAATCCACCCTGTCTAAACCTCATTAGCGCTAGCGTCGTTGAGTCAACCAAGTCATCATGCTCGCCTGACGGGAATGACGCAATCTCATCAACGAGCTCTTCAGCCCATCTAGTGCGTGGGACCCACACTTTGCCAGAGGCGATTATGTCACTGACTGAATTCAAACGGGCAAACTTATCTTGACCTTTACCCGGCGTGTATTCACTAACTGGAATGCCCATCGCACGTAAGTCATAGATCAGCGGCGCACCTGACGCTTTCTTCTCTACTATTAAAGTGTCTGGCTCGTACTCGTTGTACTCTCGTAGCACATCTCTCTTTAGTTCTGGAAACTCAACTCGCTTCTTATATGTGTTCAACAAGATCAGATATTTCTGGTTGTCCTTGTGGTGCGTAAATACGCCCCAAGTAGTCCCAGCACTATAGTCAGCCCTATTGTTCTTCTCAAACGCAGTATCCCAAGACTGAAGTATGTACTCACATTCAGGGGGATTGTCTTCCTCCCACCATTGCCACCAGTCGCGTTTAATAATAGCGCTCTCGTTACCTACAGGATTCTGCTGGTACTGAGCCTGCCACTTGCTATTGGGCAATTCTTCCCGTAGGGCTTCTAACTCCACTAAAGACCAAAAGCTAGGCCATAAGGGTTTACCACTAGGCAGAATCGCCGGAAACTCAATCACTTCCCATCCCTCGCCGCCTCGTTGGGCGTCGGCCTTGAGCACTTGGCCTGTCAGGTCGCGTTGAGACCAGCGAGTCATCACTATAACAATAGAGCCACCCGGCTGTAGACGTTGTCTTGGACCAGACGTATACCACTCATACACCTTATCGTAGATTTCTGGGCTCGTAGCAGCAAGTGCGGCCTCTTGTTCTGAGTGTGGGTCATCTATTATTAGTATGTCCGCACCTTTTCCAGTGACTGCGCCCCCTACACCAATAGCAAAATAGTCACCTCGATGGTTTGTGTTCCATCTACCAGCCGCTTTACTGTCCGCTTGCAGCCCAACACCCGGAAAAGTCTCTGAAAATACGTCGGAATCCACCAAGTTACGTACTTTTCGACCAAAACCGACCGCAAGTTCTGCAGTGTGTGATGTTTGAATGATTTTTTTCTCTGGAAAGTTGCCTAAAAACCATGCTGGAAGCAAATATGACGCAAATTCTGACTTTGTATGGCGTGGAGGCATGTTAATAATGAGCCTTTTGCACTCTCCACGGGCTACACGCTCAAAAGCATTAGCCATTCTCTTGTGATGTGCCCCTTCAATGAAGTGGGGCCACACTTTTTTCACAAAAGTCATGAACGATTGACGCGATTCTTCGCGTTCTTTCAGTATTTCATGCTCTTCTACCGACGCATAGAGGTCTCTAGCCTCCGCCTCAGACATATTAGGTATTCTTTGCAGTAGTTTTTTAAGCTCAGCGGACGTCATCTTCTCTTTCTTTGGCTTTTTCCGCTGCCGCCTTCAAACTTTGCGTTCTACTTTCTTCTCTCTCGCGTGCCAAAGCGTCTAACTCAACGTCTACTTCGTCTACAGCTTCTTCTATAACCTCAATTCCTAACTCTTGGGCTAGTTTTGGAGTCACATCTTGTACGTCTGGCCCGAGAAGTCGTGAGATTTTCTCTTGTAGCACCTGTTTAATGTCTCCGCTAGAACGATGAGTAATTGTTACTTCGGATTTTTCTGTAAAAGCACCAACATCACTCATTTTGCCGAACAACTCTAACGCTCTCAACTCTGTCTTGTCGTCTCCGCAGTCGGAGATTTCCAAAAGCTTATTCATTATGTATGTACGGGCTTGGGTCGCGTCGAGCACGATGCGTTTGTCGTACTCATTAAGGAGGGCCCCTAACTTAAGAGCTACGCTACCTTGGTATAGAGATGCGGGATTGGTTGCATTGGGGTCTTGCCCCTTCTTCTTTTTTACATCTACTTGTGTAAAAAGTTTGCGGGCTGCTTCCTCATCTTCTTCCGTCATCTCGAACGGCATACCTAATTCAAACATTAGCGATGCTGTGTCGGCAGCGACACGGGCATTTCCTTGCAGTGAGTCTGCTACTTCTTCTTGGAAGTTCTTTGGAAGCGGATGATCCGCAGTTGGCGTAATGTTCATAGGAGGAAAAGGGGCACTCCGGTTGTTTGGTGTTGGTGGGCTGTATCCATATCAGCCTCTACCGAGTGGTTACGGCTCCGAGATATTGATTCACCAACGGACCCGAATATATCACAAAAAAAGGCCCCCAGTTACGGGGGCCAAGGAGGGAGTATGACAAATACAAAAAACACCGCCTGTTGAGCGGTGTAGAAATTATATAGGGGGGTGGGGTGTTTTGCAACTAGGTACCTTTGACGGGGGGTGTTTCTGGGGCGAAGTAATAATAAATGTAGTCTAGAAAAAATATACCCCCCGGGGGTGTACAAAAGTATTACATATGGGGGCCTCCAATTTCAAAGTTAGGTTTCCTTTGTGCATCACACAGTGTAATGGAGCCGTACCTCCCCTTTGCTGAAATTTGGGGGGGTGGGGGTCACTGGGTTACTGGGTGACCGTTCCTCATAGGGTTACTGGGTGCTGAAAACAAAAAAGCCTAGCGGATTAGGCTAGGCTTATATATAAGGCGCGACTGGCGCGCCGTGTGGTTACTGGTTAGTCGATCGTGTAGCTGATATCCGTGTACTCGTCTAGTATCTCAATCACTGCCTCCAGCTTCTCTATGTCCGTACACTTGGCTACTGCCTCGCGTGCCTCGGCGCGTTTGGCTTTGAGTTCCTCGCCGTGCGCCTTGTTCTCCTCACTGGTCTTTGCCTTGAGTACCGTCTCGAGTTCTTTCAGTTCCTTCTTGAGGTCGACTGTCTCGCCCGTTGGTCTTACTTCTTTCGCTGTCTTACCCTGAGCGATCGCCTTGGCGATCTTCTCATAGTTACTGGCGATTTGGTCTTTGAGCGTGTGGGCGGGTGTCTCCTCGTACTTCTCGAGTAACTGGGTCTTCTTGGCCTCGCGTTCCGTGGCTTTCTTCTCAGCGACTACATTGGTCGACTTAGGCTTTGTCAGCCCGAAAAACTCGTCAAGAGTACCCGCAAATCTTTTCCATGCTGTATCGGCTGAGTTGGCTTTGTTGTCTGGGTTGTTGTGTACGTACCCGTCTTTCCACTGGGTCGCGTACTCTGTCCACTCTTCAAAAGTGGGGTTCGTTCCAAGTGTCTCGGCTGATGCTGTTGCGATCTCCATCAGTTCGGCGCGGTTACGGGCGAAGCGTGCGCCTTGTTCGTATGCGTTCTCGCGGTTCGCGTGGGTGAGGGCGTGCACTGCTTGTGCTACTGGGGTTGCGTTTGTCATGGCGTTTTCTCCTTGAAAGTGCCGTTGATATCCTAGAAGCCTATCCCCTAGGACTGGCGTAAGTATGCCACTAACACTATACATTGTCAAGAGGTTTTTTATTAGGACAAACCCTAGTATGCTTTTTGTCCTAAGTTAGTGGGGACAAACTTACATCCAGTCAGCATGTCCAGTTTAGGGTAGGGATCGGTCATTTCAACGCGGTAGGCAAAAAAATGGGAGGGTTTTTAGCCCTCCCAAAAAGTTACTGGTTACGAAATTTCTATGTCGTAGTTCAGTTCATCAAGCACATCACTGGCGGCTTCAATGCGTGCCACATCTGTGCAAGCCTTAGCCAGTTGAAACAACCTGTTGCGCGCTGTTTTGAGTTCGTCCTTGGTGTCGGCTTCTTCCAGTTTGGTTCTTGCTTTTAGAATCGTTTCCAATTCTTTGAGCGTTGCCATTTTCTTGGTTGGGTTCTTTGCCTGTAATTCATACGCTTGGCGCAGGTTGTCGGTTAACTGGTGCGTTGGTATGCACTCATATTTTTTAGCCAGTTCTTCCGCCTTTTTAGCCCTCTCGTTTGATTTCTTAATACTGGCTTCCGTTTGCGCTTTTGGTGCCACGATACCGAATGACTCGTTAAGCCTACGGGCAAAGCGTGTGAATGCCTGATCTGCAGAGTTGCCCTTTGCCTGTGGTTTCTCGGTTGTATATCCGTTTACCCAATCGGTGCGATTTGTGATCCATGCTGTATAACTGGGTTCTGTGCCCAATTCCCGCGCATAAATCTCCATTGCCTGACTAGCGTCAATTTCCGATTTTGCAAACAATGCGCCTGACTTTGATGCCTGATTTTCCACGGCTTGCGCCACGATAGTTTTTTCCATTTGATTCTCCAATAGGAAAGTTAATCCAAGAAAGCCCTCTCTCCTGGTATCCTGATATGAACACGCTGTGCTTACATGAACCTTACAAAGCATACAGGTTTCAAAATGTTTAATAGGGAAACCCTGACAAATTGACAACCAGTCAGTTAGTCCAATGTTCTTTCAATTTTTTATAGGGATCGGTCATTTCAACGGGGTAGCGCACGCAATGTTCCGTATTTTGTTCTATTGTTCTGTGGTGCCAAAAAACAACGGAACAATACAAGTCGTTGATATATAAGGCTTTTTTGCCTATTGTTCTATTGTTCTATTGTTCTGTCGAAAAAAGCAAGTTTGAAAAAACGCAGTTCGAATGCCCCGCCCAGCAAGTGTAATACTATTGTATATTTCATTTGCCCCCTATATATATTTTTAAAGAACAATAGAACAATAGAACAATACAACAACAATACAACACAACATCTATATAAATCAACAACTTACGAGCGTTTCATAATGTTCTAAATTAACTTGATGGTTACAGAACATTAGGTACATTAGGTACAATAGGAACTATAGGATTAAAAAACAAGCAGAACAACAAGGACACCACTCCCTTTCAGAGTACAAACACTTGACATTGTATAGTTTTAGTGGTATAATGTGGCTCTGCCACAGCGCAGGGAGGTTGTTGCGTGCGAGCAGGTCGCACCCAGTCTCAGCGACAAACTTACATCATGTCAGTTTGTCCTTATCGGAGTCTTATATGCAAGTTCGTTCTTCTAACTCAGCCGTTGCTTCGCAACCCTTCAAACACAACCCAATGATCATTGCCTGTGATCGCTACTGGGAAGAAATCTATCGTGCCCCGCTTGACCAAATCAAAGGCATGGCTTATGGTGTGCGTGAGGACTATGAGTCTGGCTATCGTGGTATGAAGTCCAACTGGTGCACAAGCCCAGACAGCCGTAATGTTCACGGTTGGACTGTTGTTGCTTAATCAGGAAAGAAAGGGAATCAATATGAGATGCGTTAAATGTTTGACTAACGGAGTGGGGCGCATACGCGCCTCTTATGGTCACTTGCTATGCAAGCCATGCGGTGAAGAGCAAGCCCTGAAAGACAGATCAAAGTGGACTGTCCTACAAGAGTATTCAAAGGGTGGCTACCAGTTTGTCACACCGACTACAGCGCTGAGCGCCTTGCGCAATACGAATCAGAAATCAACGAGAGGGGACTTGGTATGAACGCACTTATTGTTTTCCAACACGGTGACTGGCACAAGGCGCAGGAGTTTGATACTCAAGCACAGGCAGATGCCTTTGTCCAAGGCTACCCAAGATTCGGGGGTGACTTGTCTAAGGCTATTCGTCAGGGGGATTGGCAGATCGTAGAGCAAAAAGACAAACTGACAAGCCGTCAGGTTGTCGCAGAGGAAGGACTTGTATGACATGGGGACAGACTGTTTGTTTTGTATTGTTCTTATATGTGTTTGTAATTACTTGGGTGGAGGGCTTTGATGATTAAGAAGGGAGACAACGCTGACTTGCTGTGCCAAGACTGCTATGTCCCATTGTTTCGTTGGTTCTTGTCGCGTGTGGATTGGGTGCGTATACTCAAGACGCAAGGCGACGAACCGCTACGAAAAGAAATAGAAACCGTAAAAACTGGAGAGACTAAATGATTGATAAAAGCAAAGGCAAGTGGATACACGAGAGCAACCGCAACATAAAGCGCATTTCTGCGTGGAGTGTCAATGTGGTGTGGAGTGACGGAACTGAGGAAGTCTTGACCGACATGCCCAACCATGTAGCCACAGAAGTTGACGCATGGCTGACTAGAGTTGAAGAAGATAACACCCCCGAGGAGGACACAGATGATTGAAGTATCTATAACTGAGATTGTGCTATTCGCATGGGCTTCCATTGCGACTGGTCTGTATCTTAAAACCAAACATGAAGAGAACATGGTGCGCAAACTGTTCATGCACCTGATCGAGAACGACGAGGCGCGTGAGGAGATGGTCAAGCAATTCAAACTGGCACAAGAAAGGGGTGATGTATGAAAGTATTAGTTGTATTTGAGTTCGAGAACATTGCTAATCCCGATAGCGAGGAAGCAACCACGAAGGTCGAAGAGATCACGGAAGCGTGCGAGACCATGCAAGTAGCGTTCGACGCCAATGCGTGTTGGGTGCAAGAAGTATTTGGGGGCGAGACAGACACCGCAGACTTTGCTTTGGTATCTGAGTATGCAGAGAAGCAACACGCGCTGGAACTAGAGGACTACGACCAGTTCAACCGTGACAACACCGACCCCATCACCAAGATCACAGGACAAACTGACAAACTGTAAGTTTGTCGCAACGGAGAAACAAATGCAAAAACCAAGACACGAAGTAACCATCAGCCTCAGTGTCACCGTAGCGGGTGACGATGTTGACTGGAAAGAAAACCTTGCGGGTGCAATCATGAACTTATCGTTCCATGTAGCAGACCTAGAAACAGTTGTCAGTAATGGGGCGATCTTCCCTATCGGTGAAAAGGGAGATGTAGATACAGGCACATTCAAGTTTCTCTTACATGGGTGCGTGAGCAAGGAAGTGCAAGACGAGATGCAAAACAGAAAGGAAATCAAATGCCAGTAAAACCAAACGACAAATGGGCGCGTGGTAACAACAATGCCTACTGCTTCATGGCAGACAACATACCCCGCCTAACAACATACCAAGAAGCATTGATTCACTTCAATGCTGTGAAACCATTTAGCAAGGGTGCAAGCAAGGGCAAGAAACCATTGGGTCTTAACCGCAGATACGACCGCACGCAGATACGCATGGGTGAGTATGTACCCGAACAGGAATACGAAACGCAATACATCAAAGAAGATCGCCCAATCATCATCAAGTACTACGAAAAAGACATTGCTACCTATCACTCGCATGGTGGGTTCACCTTCAGCACGGGTGGGTACGACTCCATATCAAATGTCCAAATCTTGCAAGAGTTGTTGGGTGTTGGTAAGTTTGCTAGGCGCAATGGCAAGGCTTATTACTTTGATGGTATCGGTCATGCCTACCTTATCGGGAACAAACTTTATGTTTCGTCGGACGGAACAGTAAGCACCGAGGACATGACTAACGAATCCCGCCAAGTGATCGCCAAGGAAGCATTCAAGGCAATCAAAGACCGCTTTGCTGTATTCACCGACTACGCCAAGATGGTTACCTCACTCACGCTAGGCGGAAAGGGAACTGGTGTGGACTTATGCCGTGGTGCGTACAAACCTGACCACTATCAACCAAGAAGCAGTAGATATCTTTTGGTCTCTGATACCAACGCATTGAACTGGAACAGGCAGATACAGGC